GAATAGTACAGTGACCGTACCGTCCGTCTGTATTAGCTCGGCTATAACACCGATGGGGTTGGACCCCAGGTTGCCCGAGCTGGAATTGACGCGAGTCCACCCCTTGCGCGAGCCGATGCGGCCATACTGATCGATGATGCAGTTGTTGGCGACCAGGGCAAAGCCAGCATTCAAATCAAGAGGCGAGTCTTGCGTGTTCAGGCCGTAGAAACCCGGCGCTGAAATGCTGTAGGTGGAGATCGGCTCGCTCATACAGCTTCGAATGCGTCGTAGTCAGGAAAGCGCGAGGCTTCCAAAGCGATGTAGTCGGCCAGCATCAGACGGTATAGCTGATAGGCTTCCGAGGAGGTCATCCCCCCGTCTTCGCCGCGCTCGGCCAAGGCACGGGCGTAGGCGTTTTGGACGATCAGCACGTCCGGGGCCAAAACATAGGTGCCGTCAGCCGTCAGCGGGGCTTGCGGAATGTTCAGCGTGAACTGCAAGTTGTAGATGCCATCGGGGCGCGAGTACAGCGTCACTTTGGCGTCGCCATTGCCGTCCACGCCGTCGAAGATGAACTCGGACGGGATGCCGTAGACAGGCGTCGCAAAGTTCTGGCGACGGTTCATCCACTCATAGGAGATGTTGCGCAGCGTCACGTTGGAGGTGACGTTGATCGCGTCTTCCAGACGGAACTTCTGACCGGCACCAGTGAGCGAATAGACGTAGGTGTTCGCCACCGTGTTCACCTGAATGACCTGCTCCAGGGCATTCCAGGTGTAGGCGTCTTCAACTTGGCGCTTGGCGTCGTTAACGAACTTGCCGATCAACGCCGAATACGTGGTCTCACTGTTCGTGGACACGGGCGTCTCACGCAGGCGCGTGAGGACATCGTTGATCATCTCAAGGTACGTCATTTCTTATTCCTTGCCGAGATCGCTTTGGCCTTGGCCTTAGCGTCCGCTTTGGACGACGCACCCCAAGCCTTGAGCGACAACAGCAGCCGCGTGGGCTTGCCATTTTCATACTCGGGCCCGGGCATGTTGCCCATCCGCGCTAAAAAGGAGGCCCGTCGAGGGTTGTCGCCTGACTTTACCGGGGCCTTCAAATTGCCACCGGTGGCAGCATTATAGGACGCGCGCCCCTTGGCGTTCAAGCCGCCAGAGGGGGATTTTCCTTCTTTTCGCTGCCAAGCGGGCGTCTTCACTTTTTGGCCTTCTTGGCAGTCTTGGCCGACTGCTTGAATGCGGCAGGTGTAGGCGCGCCTTTGGTGCCGGGCTTGCGCATCTTCTCACCTGAACCCGCTTTGATACGGGCGCGTTTGGCGTTGATGTTTGCGTACAGGCCGTTCATTTTTTCTTCTTTCCCATGCCAGCTTCAGACATGGCGATAGCCACCGCTTGCTTGCGCGACTTCACCACAGGGCCTTTTTTGCCAGAATGGAGAGTACCTTCTTTGTACTCGCCCATCACTTTGGCGACTTTGGCGGCTTTTTTGCCGGCCGTCGTATAGGGGTACTTTTTACCACCGACCATAGGCATAGCGTTCTCCTTAGATGTCGACGCGACGAGGGCGACCGCGAGGCCGAGGCGGTGCGGTCAGGGGGGTATCCGAGCGCTGGGCGTTCGGATCGAATTCTTTCTGGGGCTCTTCTTCGTCCACACGGACGTAGCCAGAGTGCCCGCGCATGGAATCAATGTCGTGCTGGAGAGTGAACGTCACCGTATTACCACTCTGAAGGCAGCGAAACGTTGCCATGTTTTCTCCTAAGAAAACAGGGGGCTCGTGGCCCCCTGCTTGTTTACACCATGCGAGCGATGACCAGTTTAACGGTCGTCGAAGCCAGGTTAACAGCGCCACCAGTGGTGTTGGTGGTCGCGATCGTCACCGTGTTAGCGGCAGAGACGTAAGCGCGGCGCACGAGACCAGCCTCGTCAACGCCAGCGGACATGCCGATCACCATATCGCCCAGGGCAACGCCCGGAACGGTCACGGTGTCGGTAGCCGCAGCTTGATCCGACACAGAGGCTGAATCAAGAGTACAGGTAACAGCCCAGGTATCCGAGTAGATACCACGGAACTGATCATTTCCACGACGGGAAACAACAGCAGATGCGGAAGCCATAAGCAATCTCCTTAAAAAGACGCCCCCTAGCTTGTGGCCAGGGGGCTAGTCATTAGGCCGGAACGGCCAGGGCGAAGGCGGCAGAGGCGTTCGAAGCAGTGCTGGTGGCGTTGGTGCGCAGCGCCTTGACACCGTAGATGGTGTCGGCGGTGAACAGCGTGCCCAGGTATTCCTGCTTGTACTGGGTCTGCGAGCGGATGCCCAGTTGCTCGATCAGCACCATGGCGTCGCGGTGGCCCATCAGGCAGATGCGGTCATTGCCCGAGTTGCCAGCGCCGTTGTCGGCGTTGGTGGAGGCGAAGACGGCCATGCCGTACAGTTGACCGATTTCGCCGTTGCGGATCGCATCGCCGTTGCCGATGAAGGCTTGCTCGGTGTAGCGGGCCAGACCCATCAGGGTGTTACGGCTAGACGGGGGGATCAGGAAGAAACGGCCGTCCATGGGGACGTCGTTGTCGTCCAGGCGCTGGATGGTGCGGCGGATAGCAGCATCAGTCAGAGCGGCAGCGTTGGAGCTGGTGCTGTTGTAAGCAGTGGTGCCATCAGAGCCGATGTAGGCCTTGGTGGTGGTGTTGCTGGTAGCGTAGTCGTCGGTGCCAACGGTAGCGCCGTTGAAAGCGCGGCCCAGTTGAACCAGATCGGTGTCGATACGACGAGCCAGAGCGTAACCAGCGTCTTCCGTGTAGAAAGAACGCAGCGAGGTCAGGGCCTGGACTTCGACGATGTCTTCGATCAGGCGGCTGTACTCGTAGTGCTTGTTGATCAGCACTTGGATGTTGCTGTCGGATTCAGCGATCAGGGTCACCGAGTCGGTAGCAGCTTTGGCGTTGGCGGTGCCGCGAGCCGGGCTGGGGATGTTGACGGTGTCACCCTTCTTGCCCTTGAAGTTCATGCGCTTGACGAGGTTCGCCAGAACGAGGTTCTTCTTGTAGGCGGCAATGATTTCATCCGACCAAATTTCGGGGATGAAGTTCGCTGCGGAAGTGACGGTAACGCTATTAGTCGGGGAAAAGGCGGTGTTTGCCATGGTTTAAATCTCCAAAAAAGAATGGTTGATTACTTGACCCGGCCCTCTGCGTACGCTTTCATGATCTCGTCACTGAGCGCCTCGTAGCGGGAAGGGTCGGTCATCTTGAGCCTGATAAGGTCAGCGCGGCGATAGACTCGCTTGGAGCTTTCCCCGGAGCCACCGACATCCACTTGCGCGGTCTTCAAGTTCTGCTTCCTGACGGCATCACCTGCCTCTTCAGTCTGCTTGGTCTTAACGCCGCGAATCTGTTTGTAGGTTGACAGCAGTTCATTGGCCGAGTCGAAGTCAAACTCACCATCGGCTTTCGCGTAGAGGCCCAGACGCACTGGCGAGCCTTTGACCCAAGCTGCGAACTCGGGGTCTTGGACTAGCTGGGCGTAGTCAGGGTGCTCTTGCGCGAGCTTTTGCTGGGTCTGCATCCGTTTGAAGTCCGCAGCAGCTTGGCGCGCTGCGAGCACATCGGGATGTTTCTCAACGGTCTTTTGAACAGCCTTTCGGGGATCTTCAAAGAAATCTACTTCCGGCTCATCTTCTTGAATAGGTTGTTGCTTCGAACTGAGGTTCTGCTTCAATAGCTCATCGGCGAGCTTGCGAACTTCACCCACCTCTTGCGCCTGCTTGCCAATGAGCTTCTCAGCTTCTTGGTGCATGCGAATGACCTCTTCGAGACTTTTTGCCCGATACTTGTCGGGAATCTCGGGGGGCTGGGGCTTTTGTTCTTCGACTTCGATTTCGCTGGGCAACTCAGTTTCTTTGTCAATCAACATATTGGGTTCCTGCCAATCTGGTTGTAGGAGATTCAACTCGGCGTTCATGCTTATGAGTTGGCTTTGCGCTCTGCGTTCAGCTTTTCGATGTGTTTGCGCTCAAACCGACCGTGTTCGCTCGGAAAGTGCCCAGACCACCCTTCAAGTCTGAAAGTAGGTGCGCTCATGATGCGTGTGGCGTTTTTACCACACGCGCACTGAACGCTGGCCGTCTCATAAACGGTCAGACGCTCAATGATGTGCCCGCATTCGCAGGCAAATTCATACATTGGCATTTAAGTCCTCGTATGCTCGTTCGCTGATCTGCTTGAGATTTCTCAGCCAAAGCAGGATTGACAACTCGCCTTTGCGAAATTGTAAGGCGTTGCCGTCCTCAATCGTAGAAATATTGTTTAGGGAATCTAGCATCTTGTCAACATCTTCCATCAGGTCGATCCAGCCTTGCTGGCCGAACATGCTAAATCGTTCTTCGTAATATTTCTGAAGTTCAGGGTTCATGAGGTGACTTGCTTGATGACGAGGACGACGATGATGCCAAAGATGATGACGACCAGGGTGCCGCCGATGATCTGCGCGTAGAAGATGCGTTCTTTGACGAGCTTGCGCCGGGCTATTTTTGCCTCACGCTCGGCCTTCTCGCGGGCTTGACGGATCTTCATGCGCTCTTTGAGCATCTGCTCCCACAGCTCGGGGTACCCCCCGTAGACCAGTTGGTGCTTCAATTGCTCTTCGGCCTCGCGCAGAGCGTTGGCCTGCATGACGATTTCCATGGCTTTCCCCGTGTCGGACTGGCCCTTCTTGCCTGCGTCGTTGGCGGCTTTCTGGACGGCGTCCCTGGCGTCAAAGAACTTGCCGAACTCGCCGACAAGGCCGTTGATGTCCTTGCCCAGCTTGATGGCTTTCTGGATGCCAGCCACCGCAGCTTGCGCCGTGGCAAATGCGGTGATGGGATCGATCACATCAGCACCCAAAAGCCGAGCTTAACGAGCGCCAGCACGCAGCCCAGCAGGAGGACCGCGAGAATGAAGGCAAAGAACCAATCAATCATCTTTTTCCCTCGCGATCTTCAGGTGCTGGTGCTTGTACCAGATGTTTACGATCAGACCGAT